GAATAAATTTAACCCCTCAAGGTCCACAGACCGGTCTTTTGTTATTGATTTAACTGAACCATCATAATCCGGGTGACTACTATCATATCGAACAACTAAACGAGCTTTATTTGTCATTGGATCAATATCCGTAATCACATAATTAATGGTTTCATCTTTTGGTACGGATAATTTTTTTTTAAATCCACCAAGTTCAATAATCTTATCTAATAAAATTTTATATTCCTCAATATTAGAGTACTTATCACTATCCTCAATTTCCTCCATTATTTTATCCAATATTCTGGATACTTCTCTTTGGAAACCTTCGTTATCAAAATCATTACAATACGTGTTATATTCCAATTCATACCAATCCCCAATGTTAGTTTTGGTATACCTACTAATCAATAAAGTTAAAAGTTCTTTTAAATCATAAGTAGGGCACCTTAATTGTTTATACCAATGGTATAGAATCCCAACATTAGTTTCATACTTACTTCCGTTATGTATTTCTTTTATTCCAAATCTAATATATGGATTTTTTGTTTCACCATTAATAATGTTTCTTACTTCTCTTTGTATGCATTCCTGGTCTCTACTACCATATTCATAAATTATATCATCAACCTCACCTGGGAATGACTGACTCAAAAATTTTCCGATTTCATTTTTTTCCGCACCAATTAATGAAGGATTTAAAAATCTTAAAATATTATTAAGTTTTTCCGTGTTAGATTCATCAAAATTATCCAGTAAATAACCTTCTTTAAAATCCTCCTCATATCTATAATAATCTATATCAAAATCATAATAATAGTTATTGAATCTTTTATATGTCCATATATCGTCAGTATCTTCTACACCCAGAGTATTTAGAAAATCATCTTCTTCTTCAAATTCAATAATAACCGTACTTGCCTTTATATTGTCTTTGTTTTGACTAATATAATTTACTAGTTTATCATCAGGATATATGGTTCTATTCCAGGACACATTTTCTCCTTTAACTAATTCGTCTATCAATTCATATAACTCACTATTTTCCTCCATATGAAATAAATATCAAATTATTTTGATTTGTGGAGTTTTGTTCATATATTTGTATTTATATAAACAAAGTTATTTGACATATGGGGGTGTTTTTGGATTTGACAGGTATTGGCTGAGGAATAAGGGCACGTAGGGACTGAATTAATCTCTTTAAGAACTGATTCACAAAAACAATCGGCGACGTATTATCGAAAATGGAAACTCTTGGTTTACTAAGAGGTTCTGAAGTTACTGTAGCTTAATTAGTTAACGGAAACGGGGGTCGGTGGACACATAACCTAGCAACAGAAGTCCTTTAAGGTGGAATACGACTGAACCCGAAATCGAGTCGTTTATTGGTTGTTAGTTTACGATAATGAAGAACAAACTAACCTTGTTTTCAATCAAGTTAAAAATTGAATATTTTGGGACATTAGAAAATGTCAACCTAAACGTGTAGTCCTTATCTGACAGGATATTATGGACCGGAGTTCGAGCCTCCGCACCTCCACACTGGATCTTTTGTACCTTCTAGTGATATTTATACATAAAACTATAGATATGTCTAGAAGGCAAAAGAAACATCATTACATATATAAAACAACTTGTAATGTAAATGGAAAATTTTATATTGGAATGCACTCAACCAAAAATCTTGATGACGGATATTTAGGTAGTGGAAAAAGATTATGGAATTCCATAAATTATCACGGAAAAGAAAATCACAAAAAAGAAATTATTGAGTTTTGTTTAAATAGGGAAGAACTTATACAAAAAGAAAGGGAAATTGTTAATATTAAATTAATAAACGATTACTTTTGTATGAATTTACAACCTGGTGGTGGGGGTGGGTTTATTAACAAAGAACATATGATGAAAGTTAGTAAAGCGGGAAACAAGGAATTTTTAGAAAAAATGCAAGATGATGAATACCGAAAAGAATTTTCAAAAAAATTAAGTGAATCCAATAAAAAACAATTTCTTGATGGTAAACGAGAAAAAAAATCTTTTTACAGTTGGGTTGGAAAAACTCACACTGATGAAACAAAGAAAAAAATAAGTGAGGTAAGGAAAGGGACTGAAGTTGGTGAAAAAAATTCAGTATATGGTAGAAAATGGATGAATAAAAAGTTAAAAAATAAAATGGTTAAACCTGAAGAAATAGAATATCATTTAGAAAACGGGTGGGTTTTTGGTCGTTTTTTTGAATAGTAGAAAACCCCACTTTTTTAGGATGGGTTTTTTGGTTTTTAGGGGTCTCCTAAAAATTACTTTTTCAAAGTGTCTACAACTACTGTAGTGTCTTTTACCGATGAGGTAGAGTCAACATTCTCAGTTGCATTTGACGTAGCATTTTCAGTTGCCACTTTTTCACCACAAGAAGTCATCAACATTGTTGTGGTCAAAATAGTAAGACACACTAATACTAACTTTTTCATAATTAAACTTTTGGTTTTTTAAGGTTTATTTTAATAATATATATCACATAAAACCGATAAAATCAATAGGTATAAATAAAAAAAGGGATCGATTCACATCGTCCCTATTCAATTTTTTAACTTAAGTTTTACCTAAAAAAAATAAAAACCTGAGATTACAGTTTTTGTAAGTGTCTTTCGAGTCATTATTGTTTCTACTCTTATCCACAGGATTTTGTCCTGTAACACTCATTACCGATTGGTTAGACCAATCACTCCTTGACGATACAACTACTCTCTTACTACTCCTGTCTCCCCAAGATTGCGTCCTGGTTCGGTCTTCGACGACCTAGAGATTTTTCATAAAAATACGGTCAAACTTGCGGTTATCACGTTCCACTGACTGCCAGTGAATAGGTGGGTAACTTCCGTTATATCGTGACGGACACTTTTGCTTTATAGTTTATAAATGTTACTTCATTAACATAAAAGTTTTTGTGTCGTGGATTGGTCAAAGCAGTGGTCCGTCTTAAGCTTCATTATCTTTTGAATAACAAAATACCAAACTGCCTCGTGAAATGTCCCCATTTCAATATTTCAAGATTACTTCGAGATTAACCCCTTGGTAGAGGTTTATCAAGGACAATGTCAGCACCACCTGTTTGTTGTCATACCTTTCGGTTTTAAGTACCCTATCGTACTGGAGCCCGCAATAACAACACTGGAAATATCGATTCTTGCATCACCCCTACGAGTTATTCCTATTAGAGTTCCCTCCTCAACAAGATGACCCACATCACCTCGTCATAAAATCACTTTCCCTACACCGTCGGCCTCGGTACTAAAGATTTTATGGTATCTCGCCTGTGTACTCGACCTCATTAATCCGAAGATTATTAAGACGCAAACCCGTTACACTTGGGGGTTCACTTTATCCTACTTTCGTAGTTTATTTTATGGACTATACACGGCCCAATATCTTTATCAGTTTCACTCTTAAACCCGAAGGTTCTTAACTTAATCCTGAACGGATAATTTCTAATTTTTCAAAGAACGTTATCGGACTTTTCCGATTTGTTTTACAAAGATAAGAATACTTTTTGAATTTTCCAAATTTTTTCTAAACTTTTTTTTCTTAGTTATTTGGACGTTTCCAAATTTGTTTTACAAAGTTACGACATTTATTTTGTTTTGTCAAGTACTTTGTGAACTTTTTTTAGTATTTTTCTATAAACACTTTTTGAGTTCCGTATTTACGAGCCTGAGAGTGAGCGAACTCCTCATTTGGCGTGTAATACGTTTTTCCGTCGGATCCTCGATAATAGAATATTCTATTATCCTCCATTTTTGTTTCTTCATTCATACTTACAGTATTGTTTAAAGGGTTAATATTAAAAAACTTGTTTGTTGTAATTATGATTCAAAGTTAATATAATTATTTTGATTTGACAAGAAGTTTAAAGAATTTTTTTCATAATATTTTTTATTCTATCAATATCTTCATTAACTTCTTCCTTTTTTTCCCCGTAAATTTCGTCAAATTTTTTAAAAAATTGTTTTAATTTGCCTAAATTAATTTCACTTTTTTTGTTGTTTTCATCGTTAACGGAAACAACAAATTTTTCGGCAATTTTTTTAACTTCCTCTTTATCAAAATCTTCACTACCTAACTTCTTATCAAAATAATTTAAACATTCTTCTAAAGATTTAAAATCTTCGGATTTAACAGAATCCATTAAACTCTCAACGTCGGAATCAATTTCAACAGATTCTTTTATTGATCCTCCAGTATAATATATGTGCCAAGGTTCTGATTCCCTTAAAACTCCTTTTGACGGGTACGACACTTTAAACCCATAATCTGGGGCATTATCTTTTAACCAATTTTTAAGTTCTGGTCTTGATGACCACCAGTCAGGTTCAACACTAAATAAATCAAAAGTTTTACCAGTACTATGTTGTGAAAATCCAGGTAAAGCACTCCATTTTTGTCTATCTGAAATTTTCTTTTCAGAATTAGTTTTTTTACAGAAAGCGGATACTTGTTTATCGTAAGATCTATAATCGGATACAACACTATATGATTTAACTTCCGGATATTTTAATGCAAATGCCGATAATAATTTTAATAATGATTTTTTTGCGTTAGGGTCAACACCTCCATTATCTGGATAATAATCAACACCTTCTTGTTTTTTCTCAGACGATAAATGGTCACCTATTATTTTTTCATTAAAACAATCCTCAACCTTTTTTAATGCTATTTTTATTTCTGACGGTAATTCATTAATAAAATCTAACTCACCACCAGGTTCTTCATCACCATCTTCAACGTTACCTAACTTCCATAGAACAATAGATGTAAGGACTATTTGTGTGTAGATGTTAGTAATACCGTCCTCCTTTAACTTAGTTAATACAGATTCTATTATTTTTTTATCTTCTTTAGAAAAACTATCATATATTAATTTGTTAATGACCGTACCATCAACTTTTGTGGGTTCACTTACTTCTGGTTTAAAATCATTAGTTGGTGGTGATGAGGATACTCCACTTTTATTTGAAATGTGTAAATGGTTGTAGTGATTCCCTCCAGTGTTTGTATGCCATAAAACCGCCTTGTCATTACCTCTCTCGGTATTCCACGTATATCCCATTGATACTAAAGCATTTTTTAATTTAAACCCCAAATTTCTAAATTTTGCCAACCCATTTGTTGAGTTACTAGCACCTCCGGAACCAATACCGTCTAATATTGCAACATCAACACCGGTACCGTTCATATGTCTACTTATATTCTTAGACCCTTTTACTGTTCTATTATGTCCTGTTTTAGCGGTAGTTATTGTTGCGACAATACCTACAGATTTTGCTGCAGAATTTATATCATCTAATAACGGTTTATTTACAGAATCGTTTTGAGTTCCATCCTTATCATATTTTAGATTACTATAACCAGTACTACTAAGTTTAACTAAATTATAATCTTCATTAATAATATTTTTGTTATTCAATATGTTATAATATTTTGAAACAATTTCTTTTATTATATGATTTTCTTTTATACCGTTTTTATAAAAATTATTTCCCATGTTAATAAATATATCATACAAATGAAAACCATTCCGGGATATCTCTATTTTTCCATTTAATAAAATCTTTTTTTGCTCCTATATAATAATTTCGGTAAGATTCAATAACGTCATTACCAATTTTAAACTCATCTCCCATTGCCAATGGAGGTGAGGTAAAGTCAACATCGTGAATATTTGGTTTATTTATTAAACACCATTCAATAACGTCCTGGGATTTATGTCTTTTACCATATCGGTAAGTATATTCCTTAGATAACTCTAACCCTAAATCACATAAATAAAGATAATTTGAGAGGGATTCTCTAACCCATATTGAACATGGGTGATTTTTGTGGGATAATTTATATGGAGCCTCATTTCCAATTACCCAGTGAGTCCCACATAATAATTGTGCGGTTTCCAATATCATTTTAACTACGTGTTTATCACAATGATACTGAGCACATTTTTTTGTATCAAAATCTAAAAAGAAAATATTCATACCGTAAAGATATGAACTTTATTTGATTCTACAAAATTATTGTTGTAAGTGTGTCATTAAAACTCCACCTAAAGAAGTTGCATGAACCAGTAAATGATTAATCGATTCAATGTCAAGTTTGTGTTTTCTTTTTGTATAATCAAGACCTAAAGTACCAATAAACCTATCATCAATTGTTTTAATTGCAAATAAGTAACTTGATTTACATCCCGTGTCTTCGGCAATATATTTTAATCCATATGTTGCGATTGTTTCGTCTTTGAAGTCAGGTACTTCAATCACATCATTACTTAATAATTGATTTATTGATTTTGAAAATAAATTTACGGGAATATTATGAAAATTAGTTTGTACTGATTGAACTCCTGGGTGTACTGTTTCGTACATTATTGAAAACTTAGCCATTGATTTACCTGTTGGGTAGAAATTACCTCCGTTGTGAAATTGAGTTATCCAAACTCTATCGGTATTAAATTCGTCTTTAATATGTTCTATTTTGTTTGTTACCAACTCCGCAACTCTCAACGCATCTTTAACCATATCCGGTTTTTCTTTCTTCTCTAATTTCTTTTTAATATAAAGAAGTAATATAGGACCAACAACACCAGTTATAAAAGCCACCACAATACCTACGTAATTTTCCATACTAATTAATAAATATATTGTTAATTTAAAAACCCCCACTTTTAATGGGGGTTTAGTTTAATTTATACAAAAAAATTATTTTTTGTCAACAATTGACCAAATAGCCCCTGTTAATGTCATTGCTCCACCAATAATTTCCGTAACTGTTGACTCGTCAACAAGTCCTTTCATTACAACAATACCACCCACGAATGTTAATGCGTGTCTGATAATTCCTAGGATTTGTTCTTTAGATAATTTCATAAAATTTGTTTTTTTATTGTTTATTTTATACTATAAATATATTTATATTATAAAATGTTCTTATGAAGGAAAATATTAATGAAGAACTTAACTATATTAAGTATCTTTTGGGTTATAAAAAAGGGATTGTTTTATCTGAACAACAAACTCCTGTAACAACAAATACCACAACAGTAGTAAAAACTGGCGTTGATTTGAAAAAAACGGTTAAGATTGATTTTCCGGCGGGATATCACGGTACTGGAGGTAAAAATTTACAAATTACGGCAAAAGAAGGTAGTAATGCTGGTATGACAGTAGATGTTGGTTCACAATTAACAGAAGCAATTAAAAATTTTAAAACTTTAGATCCCAACACAACAATATATGCAACCATTTCAGCTGGTGAATCACAAATACCTAACTCAGATTATGAAACCGGAAAAGATATGAAAACCGGAGACCTATCTAAATTAAGAATGTTAACTATTAAAAATTATTTAACTTCTCAGTTTCCAGAACAAGTTAAATCTGGTAAATTGGTTATATTGGAAAGAGAACCTTCGGTTGGAAAAACACCGTGGGTTAGTCAGGTTTTTAAACTTGGTGATTTAACAACCACAGAAGGTAAAAAGTTATATCAAGAATTAGCCTCAAATAAAGCTTGGGTTAGTGGTTTGAAAAAAGGTGAAGATGGTACATATACCTATACTTGT